CTATGGAACCCTGCTGCAGGCCATGCCTTTCCTTAAAAACGACGAGCGCATCCCGATGTGGCAGGCTCAGTACAGCCAAATCATGCAGGTGCTGAAAAACGAGGACGTCACTCGGATTGCTGATCGTCAAGCTACTGTACTGGATTCATGATGAGCTATAACTCGCCTTTTACCGGAAACGTAATCCAGCCCACCGACGTCGCCTACCGGGCGATCACCCTATCTGCTAACACGCAGCTTCAGTGGCCGATTAACGGTAACGCGACAGACGACTACGCCGCCCGGATCATGGAGGTCACGGCGACCGCCGGCGGGCTTCGCCTGGATATGCCGCCGGCTAACCAAGCCTCAGTCGGAAACGATGCCCTAATCCGAAACGTCGGGGCGACAACCTTCACGGTCGCTGATTTCGATGGAAACACGATCGTATCGATCGCTGCCGGTGAGGCTAAGTACATCTACATTGAGACCAACCCGGATGAAGCTGGGACTTGGGGGATTATCGCCTTTGGGGTGGGCACATCGAACGTAGATGCCTCAACCCTTGCTGGATACGGACTTTTAGCCCTAGGGAACACCCTAAATCAGTCCCATCCGGTTAGCACGGTTAATTCAAACTACACGATTGTGGTTGCCGATCGGGCTCAAACTCTCGTGTGGACCGGTGGGAATGGCACCTTCACCCTGCCATCAGTTGGCGCCTTGGGTAATAACTGGTTCGTTCTCATCCGTAACGGCGGCACCGGAAACCTGTCTTTGTCCCCAAGCGGTGGGGATCTGATCAACGGGGCGGCCTCAATCAACCTTCAGCCGGCTGACTCCTGTATTGTCGTCTGCTCAGGAACGGCCTTTTACACGGTTGGAATCGGACAAAGTACCGAATTTAACTTCACCCAGTTGACCAAGGCGGTCACAGCGGGAACCTACACCCTGACGGCGGCGGAGGCCTCAAACGTCATTCAGAAGTACACCGGAACCCTGACTAACAATGTCACCGTGGTCCTCCCACCGACGATTCAGGTGTACTACATCGCTAACCAAACCGATGGAACCCTAGCTAACTACACGATTACCTTTCAGACAAGCGCAGTCGGTGCGACTGCGGCGATCGTGCCGGCCGGTCAGCAGGTGACCTTAGTCTGCGATTCGGTCAATCTGTATAACGCTAACACCATCCAAGCGGGCATTATTAGCGCCCTGCTTGCCGATGGTTCTGCCGCCGTCCCATCGCTAGCCTTTGCTACGGAGCCGAGTACGGGTCTATTTAGGCCGGCCGGTGGTCAGTTGGGCATCTCAATCCTTGGAACTCAAGAGGTTACCTTCAGTGCGGCCGGTATGACTGTGGCGGGCACGGGAACCTTTACCGGCGGTGTACTTGGCGGGACGTTCTAATGACCGCAAAAGTATTTGCCCTCGATACTCTCGCCGGTATCCAGCGGGACGGTACTGTATTTGATAAGCAGTATTACAACGACGGCCGGTGGGTAAGGTTTCAGCGTGGCCGCCCCCGTAAGATCGGTGGATATCGGGTTATCTCTCAAAACCTGACCGGCCCTTCCCGAGGCATTTGGGTAAACGCTCAGAATGCCTTTAACTACATCTTTTCCGGATACTCAGACGGCCTTCAAGAGCTCACCATCGACGATAACGGGGTGGGTGCCGGGTTTTTAGAGCTCACGCTTTCAAACTTCACCGCCTCCCCCTTAAATCTGTGGCAGTTCGACGGCTTTTACGATGTCGGTGGAGCTGGTGTAAATACGATCGTCGCGCACCCAGGTCAGAACCTGGCGGCAATCGATAACACCACGAACACCCCGGTCCTAATCGGGGACATCAACGGCACATCTTTAAGTCAAATCGGTGTTTTCACTGACACAGTTTCGACCACAAACGGCGTTCCGACAGTCACTTTAGCGGTTGCCAATCCGCTGATCGCGGCCGGTCAAACCATCACAGGGGCCGGGATTCAGGCGAATACGACGATTGTCTCGGTCGTGGGGACAACGATCACGATGAGCCAAAACGCTACGGCTACGGCGAGCATAACTGCGACCTTTAATAACAATGTCTCTGTCTCCGGGGGTGTGGTTGTCCTTCACCCCTATGTGTTCGTCTATGGAAATAACGGCCTGATCAGGAACTGCTCGGCAGGAAACGCCCAAGACTGGGTTTCTGCAGATGCTAACGAGGTCAATGTGGCCACCGGAAAGATTGTCCAGGGGCTACCAGTGCGTGGCGGCTCAAACTCCCCTTCGGGCCTCTTTTGGTCCCTGGACTCCCTAGTTCGGGTGTCTTATGCACCTCAATCCTTAGGTGTAGCTGGAACCGGGAACTTTGCTCCCCCTACCTTTTGGCGGTACGACATTATTTCGTCACAGACCTCAATCATGTCTTCTCAGTGTGTGATTGAGTATGACGGGGTCTATTACTGGTGCGGTGTCGATCGATTCATGCTCTATAACGGTGTCGTTAAAGAGATCCCGAATGCGATGAATCAGAACTACTTTTTCGACAATCTGAACTACTCTCAGCGTCAAAAGGTATGGGTCACAAAGGTTCCCCGTTTTGGTGAGGTATGGTGGTTTTACCCCCGCGGAACCTCGGAAGAGTGTAATGACGCCATCATCTACAACATCCGGGAGAATACTTGGTATGACGCCGGGACGGCTTTAGGGGCCCGTAGATCCGCCGGGTACTTCTCTCAGGTCTTTGCCTACCCGGTTGAAGCAGACTGGGAGATTATCCCGCAGGTCACGAAGCTGATCGCCTCTGTAAGTTTTTTCAACGGCATCGACCAAATCGGCTTGGATACTTATTACACCGAGCTCGCCCTGCCGGATGTTGTAGAGGGGTCAAATATCCCGACAGGGACATTTTTGACCAACATCCAGTCAAGCGGGATTAAGACTTTAGGAACAATCACCGGGGGTGCGGGTTACTTGGATAACACCTACACCGATGTCCCCTTAACCGGCGGCACGGGTTTAGGGGCGACTGCTGACATCACGGTCGCAGGCGGCACGGTAACGGCCGTGACCATCATTCTGCCCGGGGCGACCTATTTAGTAGGCGATGTCCTATCCGCTGATGCCGCAGATCTTGGGGGCGTGGGGGCAGGATTTTCGGTCCCGGTGGCCACCCTCTTCCCCATGGTGATTACCCTATCTAATGCCCCGACGGCCACAGACACCCAAAATCTGACCTTTAAGACGCCTGCCAATAAGATTGATGTCTATCAACATGAGATCGGTACAGACGCCGTAAACGGCCAAAATGTCTTCGCTATTGAGTCTTATTTTGAGACCAATGACTTGGGTTGGGTCTCAGGAGGTCCGTCTGCCCCGTCGCCTGAGGGGGCGAACCGGTGGTTAAGGCTTGAGCGGGTGGAGCCTGACTTCCTGCAAAACGGTCAGATGAGCTTGGTCATCACCGGTAGACCTTACGCCCAGGTAGCGGATCAGCCGTCTAGCCCTTATTTCTTCGACTCCAACACGGGCAAGATCGATATGAAAGAGCAACGGCGCGAGCTGCGGCTTAAATTCATCTCAAACATAGTGGGGGGTAACTACCAGCTCGGCCGGGTCATCCTGAGCGCAGACGTTGGTGATGTGAGAGGCTACTCATGACGACCCCGATTACTCCTGTCGGTGGCCAGCCTTTGGTTTACGACCCGAGGTTTCAGACTTTTGAGACTTGGGCGGCTTTGATGTGTGAGCAGTACGCCGGACAACAATTAGAGATCCCCGGACCGCTCACCGATTGGAGGCTTTGGGGTAATGGGTTAAAGGCCATCGATATCTTTTCTAATGAAGCCATTCCGGGCACAGAAGACTTTGATGATTGGTCGGAGTGGGCTCAAGCTTTACTTGCAGCAGTTAATCCGAGGGTAGCGTGAAGTATTGGTGCGAAAACGATCCAGTAAGAACGCATTTTTGGGATGCATGGAGCATTTTGTTTCCTGCTTGGGAACGCGCATTTGTGTGTGTTGCATCGCACTATAAAGGCAAGATAAATGATCAAGACCTGTTAGCGCGGATCGATCAATTCTGCCGTCAGGAAACCGCCCATGCTAACGCCCATTCCGCTCACAACAAAAAGCACTTGCTGACACCTTTTGAAATTGAAGAGACTCATAAAGCAAAATTAGTGTTCAGAAAGCCAAATCACAAGATGTGGCTTGCAACGATGGTGTCGATTGAGCACATGGCCGCTTGTTTATCAAGAGTTTTTTTAAATAGATACGAATGTCATTCAAGTAAAGAATTAAATCTCTACAAGTGGCATTGCAGGGAAGAGCTTGAGCATAAAAGCTTAGCTTTGGATTTATGGTCGCATTTTGATCATTCAAAAAAAGAACTTAAAAAAATTGCCGTTTTAAATATGTTTTATGTTTTAAAACGGGTATTGCGACACACAATAAATCAATGCAAAAAAGAAAAGATTCTTTGGAAATTTAAAACTTTAAAATCTTTTTTAATTTTAGGAACAGAGATTATTTTTAAATGTTTGATGCCTTATGCAGAGATTTTTACTGATCGGTTCCACCCTAACAATCACGACGATTCCAAATGGATAACAGCGTAAGTTCGTATCGTGATGCTTTCGGAAAAATGAGCGCGGAGGACATTATTCGCGCAGATTGGGCTCGTAATTACGAATCAGAGGGTGTTCCGTTAAATTTAGCTAGAGCGGCAGTCAAAGTTCATACGGATGATGGATTGCCGATTGCAAGGCTTGGAAACACTTTAATTTTAATTACTCCAAAAGATGATTTCAAAACAGTTAAGTTTCACACATTAACGGCTGATGATTTTGAATCTTACTTTTCAATAATATTAAAATTTTTGATTGCACTAAATCAAAAACGCGGCACTCAAATTGCTTACACCTATTTAGACGACAAAAGAATTTTTGATGTAATCAAACGAAATTTGAGCTCATACATATTTTTAGAGCCCAACGAAGATGAACCTCAAAAGGGTAAGTTCAAACTAATATTTGAAATAGGTCAATTTGTCTCTGACATGGAAAACCGCAGGGAGGTTTTGGGATAAATGGGTTGGGTAAGAGACAGGCTAGACGATGCTGAAGATGCAGTTTCCGACGCCGTTGAATGGGTCGCCGATGAGGTTATTGAACCGGCAGTTGAGCTTGTTGGCGATGTAATCCAAAGTGCTTTAGACAATCCGGTAAAAACGGTAGCGCAAATCTATGCCATTGTTACGCCCGGAATGCAGTGGTTATTGCCCGTAATTGAGGGTGTAGATGTTGCGGCAAAAGGCGGGGATCTTGAAGATGTAGCAAAAGCAGTTGCAATCTCCGTCATCGCCCAAGAGGCTGGATCAAGGGTCGGACAATCGGTCAGTGCAAGCACCTCGAACGCTGCTACTGCGGCTAACTATGGCACTAATTACGCTTCTCAGCAGACGGCAGCTTTAGCTGCTCAAGAGGCAGGTATGCAGACCGCCGGTCAGATTGCCGGCAATATTGCTGGATCGGCTGCGGCATCAGGAACGGTGGCTGTCGTTACCGGTCAAGATCCAGTTAAAGCCATGGTTGCCGGTGGCGTGAATGCTGCGGTGCCTGCCGTATTGGGCCAGGTTGAAGGATTCCGAAATCTAACTCCAAGCACCCAAAAAATCATTGAAACGGCGGTCAAAACCCAGCTCGCCGGTGGAGATGTGGGAGCTGCAGTCATTCGTTCGGCAATTGTAAGCTCACAGCTTGCCACGGATACCATCAGAAAACTTGACCCAAATAACACTTTAAGCCGTGGTCAGCAGTCAATCCTTGCTGATGTTGTAACTGCAGCATCTGTGGCTGCTTTCACAAATGGCAATGTTAATAGCGCAATTCAGAAAGAATTGTTTAATGCTGGAGCTAAAGTCCTAGGCGACATGGCTAAGGGCAAATTTACTGAATTGACCACCGGCACTCAAAAATCAAGTGAAAAAATTAGCAACCTTGCTAGTCAAATTGAAGCAAATGAGGCAAAACAAAATTTAATTGTAAATGATTACAAAGTCGTTGCAGATCAACTTAACACAAGAATTGCAGAACAAGATAGATTAAAAAAGTTGATGGACGATGAAGTCTTTTATGCTAATTCGTATGTCAAAGAATATAACGCCGGCAATTACACCGATAGAGATGGTGTTCAGAAATTTATTGATCGAGCTAATAAAGCAGTTGAAAATTACAATGCCTATGTCACATCATTAAACACCGATTACGAAAAATATTTTAAGCCAACACTTGATAAGGCCGCCAGCGATCTCAACAGTCTAAAAATTCCGCATGAACAGCTTGTGGCTGATTTTGGCAAAGAACAAGAAAATCTCAAAAATCTAGCAAGTCAGTTAGGTAAAGAGGTTGAAACCATACAGCGCGGGGTTGAAAGGTCATTTGTTGGTGTCATGGATACCAACTTTAATCCCGATGAATACAGAAAAATCAATAAACTTGACGCAAGTGTAGATCCTTACAGTCATTGGCTATCAACCGGTCAATATCAGAATCTTCCGACGAACTATAAGGCTGCTGAGTCAGCTACATATGATGAGCAAGCAAGACTCTTAACTGAGTCGTTAGCAGCTAGAGATTTAAAGCTAACCAATCTCACCAAAGAAGATCGGAATAGATTTTACGAAACGATTGAGAAAAAATACGGCAGTGACTATAGCGCACTACGCAACGCGACTATTGCTGATTTGGATATTGACAATATTTTCAAGACATCCTCATCGCTGACTGTTAATCAAGACTTTTCAAAAGAAGCTTATTCAGAAGGAAATCGGCCCTCTCCAACAACTTACTCGGCCCCGGACGGCTACAAGCTGGCATCGCAAGACGACATTTATAACGACCGTGCAATTCTTACACCGACAAGTAACGGTAGCTTTGCGTGGCTGACAGAAGACCCAACTACTCGGACAGATGGTTACTTTTGGGACCCTCAGCGCGGTGAAAAGGTTCTGCGAATCAGCATTACTGGGGTTGGATCACAAGAAGACACGGGCGGTGTTAATAACACCTTATCTCAGCTTCGGGATAATGATCCTCTTGGATGGTTTGAGATGTTCCAAGATTTTCTTCCAGACGATAAACAAAAAGCAGGTTTGGGGGAGGATGTTTATAACTTTATTAAAGACGCCTATAGCAACTTTAAGGGAAGTTTAGACCCTGGGACCCAGCAAGCGTTGGCTAAATTTGCGGCTGCAGCAAAACCAGAAAGCACAACAATTGATTTGCTCTCTGGGGTTCTAAATGGATTTAAAGCAATTACGGATGCATTTGGTGCCGATAACTCGGTGTCAAAAGCAATTGGTAATGCTCGTGGATATCTTCAGTCCTTATACAGCGCAGAGGCGATTGGAGATAAGAGACTTCAGTCTCAAATCATTGCAGAGGCAAGAGACAAAGGCGTATTAGATCAAGTTATTGCGGCGGTAGAGGCAATCGCTGCATATCCTGGGGTCATGGTTGAGGCCGCAGGAACAATCGTTCCGACCGTAATGACGGCAATGGCCAGCTCAGTCATGGGCGCCGCCCCGGTCGTTGCCAGACTGTCTCAGTACGGGGTTGGCGCAGTATCAGGCGCCGGAATTATCAAAGGCACCATATATGAGGAAACTAAGGCGGCATTGATTGCTGCCGGGGTTGATCGTGGCACAGCAGAGTTAAAGGCTCAGCAAGCCCAGGCTTACAACGGCAAAAATCTTGATTCAATAGTGGCAGGTGCCTTGTTGGGGGTCGTTGCCGGAGGAACGGGTGTTGAAAAAGCAGTGGTTGCCCAAGTTGCCGGCGACATAGCTGATAGAGTTGCGGCAAAAACCCTTGCTAAACAATTTGTTGTTGGTGGCCTGAAAGAGGGCATTCCAGAGGCAGCCCAAGGCGGTCAAGAAAAACTAGCAGAGAACATCGCGTTACAACGTGAAGGTTTTGCGGTTCCCACATGGCGAGGTGTGGCTGTAGCTGGAACATTGGAAGGTCTTGCCGGCGCTCCGATTGGAGGCGCTACCGATGTGGCCAGTAAGCTTGATGTATACGATAAAGCGTATACCTCGGTTGATGAATTAAAAGCAAAGGCTGCTGAAGAAAACTTTCCAATCGGTTCAAACACATCATCGCTATTTTCCAAATACTCAGGCTATAAAGACGAAGCTTCTACGCTTGAGTCATTTCAAAAATATGCAGATCCATTAGCTACTACAGTCCAAGAAGCTAGAGAATTTCTTGCTGCAAACGGTTACACAAACCCAACTGATGCAGACATACAAAATGTTATCAATGAAGTAGTTAGAACAAGTACAACCATCAGAGGTCCGTTTGGATCATCATTTAGAGTTCCATTAACGGAAGTTAGGGTTCGCCCTGAATCATCTGCGATAACTCAAGCAGAAGCAGTAGCAGATCCAAATGTATTTGATATTAACGAAGTCAAAGCTGCTGCAGCCGCTGAAGGGTATGCGCTTACTGATGAGCAAGCTAAACAAATTGTAAAAGAAGCAAACGAACAGGAGGCAACTGCTGCCTATAGGGCATCGATTGATCCGCTAGCCGTTACTCAAGCTGAAGCAGCAGACTTTTTTAATCGTTATGGTTATGTGCCAAACGATGATCAGCTCAGGTTGTTTATAGCATCAAAGCCCGAACAAGAAGTTTTGGCAGATGTTGATCGGTATGTCAATCCAAGACAGATGACACTTGCTGAACTTGAGTCGCTTGCTGCTGCTCAGGGTTACAAGCTGTCATCGGATGATATTAAGAATTTTGTTTCGCAAGGATTGTTGCCAACTTTTGAAGCAGAACAAGCTGAAAAGTTTAATAAGTACGCCGATCCTCTCGCCACAATCGAAAGCGAAGCCCGCGAGTTCTTGGCTAATCAGGGGTACAGAAACCCGACTCAAGCCGATGTTAATAAAATCGTTGGTCAAATTCTTGAATCAAAAGCTCAGCAAGAAGCAATTGGGATTGCCGATCCAAATGTATTCGATATAGGTGAGGTCAAGGCTGCTGCGGCTGCTGAAAACTTTAACCTTACTGATGAGCAGGCTGCCGCTTTAGCAAGGGAAGTAAACGAACAAGAGGCGACAAGACTTTATCGGTCAGAAATTGACCCATTTGCGGTAACTCAACAAGAAGCTCAGGAGTTTTTCGACACATTCGGATATAAGCCTGAGACAGATGAGTTAATTCAATTTAGTGTTTCTCGACCGGAAGCGGAAGTAAAGCCCGAAGTTGGTCAGTACGTCGATCCTCGGCAGATGACACAACAAGAGGCGGAAGCTTTATTCGGAAAAGAGGAATATAAATTAGATCCGGATGAGGTTTTGCAGTTTGTCCGCCAGGGCAAAGACATTCAGCAGGCTCAGGTTGAAGCAGATATCCGTAAATATATCGATGAGCAGACCATCAAGGTTCCTGAGCTCATGGAATACTATCGAAGCCTTGGCATCGATGTGCCCGCTCCTGAAGATGTCACTCCGTATATTGGTCAGTTTGTAGAGGCAGATGTATTTAAAGACTTAGCCGCGAAGTCAGATGCCCTCAAATTAAATGCACTGAAGTACAAAATAGCCCAAGATCAAGAGGCGGCCCGCCGCAGAAGTCTTGGTCAGGCAGGGCTAGCTCTAGTCACGGGATCGGGTGTAACACCAGAGGAAACCGCCAGCGCTCCGTTGGGGCCTTTTATTACCTCACGAATCAAACAGCAAGAATTTGTCAGCCCCCTTGAGGAGTTCATGAAGGAGGCTAAAACCGGTGATTTCACCGAAACCGAGCTAATTCAGCCCTCGGTGGAACCCGCGCCAGAACTGGCCGAAAATACGCAACAAGGAGGAATCATGCCCAGTTATTTCACCTATGGGGAGCCGACTGATATCGACCAGCTTTTCAGTCCACCCACAGGTTTCGCAACCAACTTCAACCCCTTTGGTAACTTTATGGCTGCCCAAGGGGGCCTGGCCGTCCCTCCGATGGCCACCGGGGGGTTGCCGGTTGTGCATCATTCCGGGAAGCTGCGGCGTGACTATCGGCAGGGGGATGCGGTGTCCGGCCCCGGAGATGGGCAGTCAGACGACATCCCTGCCATGCTGGCCGACGGGGAGTTCGTGATCCCCGCTGATGTGGTCGCAGCCTTAGGGAACGGATCAACCAAGGCAGGCTCTGACAAGCTATATGACATGATGCATTCGATCCGGGCGCACCACCGCTCTGCTAGACCTAAAGACCTACCCCCGCCGGCAAAATCAAGCCCGCTGGATTATTTAAGTTCCCGGAAAAAGGCCAGGAGATAAGAAATGTCGATTACCCAAGGCGCACCCTTACCCGATATAACGACGACCGAAACCAAAGCGCAGGCGGTCCCAAGTTATTACACCGATTATCTCCAAGACATCTCTCAGGCCGGTCAGACGGCTATGGGCAGATCGGCAGCCGAAGGAATCGCTGCCTATGACCCGCTACAGACTTTAGGTTACGGACAAGTTGAGACTGCCGCCGGGGCCTACCGACCCGGGCTAACTGCCGCCGGGCAGACGGCAGCCGCCGCTGCAGGGGGTATTGATCCCACTCGAATCAGCGCCCTGATGGACCCCTACCAGCAGGCCGTGGTTGATGAGATGGCCAGGCTTCAGCAAAGGAACATCCAACAGTCGGTGCTCCCCTCTTTAAAAGGCGCTTTTGTGGGCTCCGGCGGTCTCGGTGGCCAAAGATATGCCGCAGCCACTGGGCAGACCTTAGCCGAGATGCAGCGAAACCTGATGGGCCAGCAGACGGGAGCCCTTTCCTCCGGATACCAAAACGCCCTGAAGGCTGCCTTAGATGAGCTGCAGATACGGAATCAGGCCGCTCAAACCCAAGCCAAGATCGCCCAGCAAGAGCAGGAGTTAGGTTTGACCGGAGCTGGAGCTTTAACCAAGGCCGGAGCTGAGCGGCAGGCTTACGAGCAGAGCATCCTAGACTACCCCTTAAAGCAGGCTACAGCAGCGGCCGGTTTGATGCGCGGTTATCAAGTGCCGATTAGCACCACGGAGACCTTCAAAGGACCGAAGGCCGGGGTGTATCAGCAATCACCGCTAGCAAATATTCTCGGTGTACTTTCAACCCTTGGATCAATTCGCCCAGGTTCGGTGACTTATGACAAAGACGGCAAACCAATTGCTAGCGATAGTCTTTTGAAAATGGGTATGGATTACTTAAAAAATTTAAATTTCCCCGTATTTGGTTCTAGTGGAGAGCCATTGAGCGCTGAAGAAGCTGCTGATTGGTGGGGCGGATTCGACATTACAGGGAAAAGAGGCGGTCTTGCTTCAATCCGCAGGAGATAGGTCATGGCCGAAAAAACAGTAGGCGGTTACCTTCCGGGACAAGACCCGGAATCGGTGATGGCGAATATGAGATATCAGCAGGCCCAAGATCGGATGCGGGCGGCTCTTGAGGCCAGGCAGAATCGATTCTTCGATCCCCAAATGTTGGCTCTTGCCCAAGGATTCTTGGCCCCAACTCAGACCGGCGGTTTCGGTGAGTCTTTAGGGATGGCCGCTAAAAACCTCCGCGAGGCTCAGGCCCAAGAGGAAAAAGAAGAGCGAGCAATTGCTGAGGCTCAACTAGGTCTTGCCGGACAAGAATTAGAGGTAGAGCGTCGCAGACAAAGGGAAAAAGAATTTCAGCGGATGTTAGGCCCTCAAGGAATGGGTCCGCAGGCAATGGGTCCATCCGGTGCGCCGACCGGGGCTTTGCCAGGTGCTCCCCGGGGTGCATTAGAGGCTCCTTCAGGCCCACAGGCCGGTGGTGCGTTGCCATCTCGCGGGCCAATCATTACCAATGAATTCGTAGCCATTCCTGTAGCTCAGCCTAATCCAAGCATTCAAACCGGCCTTGACTACCTAAGAGCCGCCTACCGAGAGGGAACGATCTCCCCGGCTGAGGCGATCAAGGCGATGAACGAGATTGAAAGGAAGAGATACATTGAGTCCCCAGGACAGTTCGTTGACCTGAAGACCGGAATGAAGCACGTCTATCGCTCCGGATCACCGGTTGATGTCCAGCTCTTCGATCCCGAGACCGGCGAGCCCACGGGTCGGACCTACAAGGTTGATCCCGGTACGGCCGCAGCTCTTGCCCACTATCAAGCGGTCGGTGATGCAGAGAACTATCGCAAGATCGCTAAAACTGTCCTCGAAGGACCGTTGCGTCAGCGGGTTGAAGCTCCGAAACCCGCCGCGGGTGAGCCACCGAAACCTGAGGGTGCGCCGGCCGAAGTTACCAGGCCCGGAGAGCCTCCGAAGCCGCCGGAGACAACCCCGGCCGGTGCGCCGAGAACCCGACTCTTCTCCACAGAAGAGCTTGCCGCTCGGGCTGCGGGAATGGAAGAGGAGGCCAAGCTCGAAGCTAAACGAACCGTTGGTGAGAAGTCGGAATACATTGAGGCGGGACGCAGTGTCACCCCGAGATTGGCCACGATCAATAGCCTTTACCCGATCGCCTCAGGTCAGAATGCAAAGCAAATCTTCGGTGTGTTTGAGCGCCCGGATGTGGCCAGTGCAATCAAGACCCTCATTGAGGGTGGCATCGGAAGCAGAAACTTCCAGCTCACGCTACCCGCCTTCCGTAAGGCATTGACCAACGCAGGACTACCGCAAGAGCTCATCAACCAAGCTCAGATGGCCTATTCCCTGATGGCTCAGGTTCAGCTTGAGACCGCCAAGTTAGGTCAAGGCCAAGGTGCTGTGTCGAACTTTGAGCGTGACTTGTTTGCCCAAGCGTCTATTGCCGCAACCGACAATCCAGCCGTTATTTTGGCTAAGCTCGATATGCTGAAAGCCCGGGCTGAGCTTGACCGTGAGCGCAGCAAGATGGTCAGGCAGTACAAAGGAAGCATCGACGACTTAGTTGAGAGCGCTGAGTGGACACGGGCGACCACTGATTATCTAAACAAGATTAGTCAGATCTTTGGCCAACGTCTAGCCGGTGCCCCTGTCTCTCAAAATCCCCAGCCGAACATCCCGGGGGCAGCCCCAAAGGCTTCCGGTCGGGATAATCAAGGCGCTGCATCCAGACTTCCGGAGGGTGTGAGGTAACTATGGAAGACTTGCCGTTTTACTCTTCGCTAAACGAAACCCAAAAGGTCTACGCCGATAAGATCGCGGCTGAGGCCCGCCGGATGGGTATCTCTCCTAAGCTTGCGGTATCGATTGCCTATCAGGAAAGCCGCCTAAATCCTCGGGTGAGCGCCGGATCTGCCGGTGAGATTGGGATCATGCAGGTCAAACCCACCACCGCAAAAGAGGTGGGCATCGATGAGAAAGATCTCGCCAACCCGGATAAGAACATTGAGGCCGGTCTCAGATATCTGAAGAAATCTTTAGATTTGAGCGAAGGCGATGAGCGCTTAGCGGCTGCGGGGTATAACGCCGGTATCAATCATTCCTTCTTTTCTCCCCAAGGCACGACCCTCCCGGATACGACCATCCGATATTTGGCTGACCTAAAGGGTTATAACGCCTTCTCTCCGAAGCCGGAGCCGGCGCCTGGTCCGAGCGAAGAGGATATCGGTCAGTCGAAAGCTGAAACCATCGGTGGAGCTGCCGGGGCTATTTTAGGCAGTGGAGTGACAACAAAACGTGCCGCTATGGATCTATTGACCGCCGGGGGTAAGAAGGCCGCGAGTGTGTTGGGGCAACCCCCCGCAGCACCTACCCCATCTGCACCACCGGGAGCCGCGCCGGGAATGCCGGGAGCAGCACCTGCAGCCGCGCCTGGGGCACCAGCTCCGGGAGCACCTGCCGGCCCAAGAGCCACCGGCCCGGGAAGCGCGACCTTTAACTACGCTAAAGCCTTTGGGCTACCTGACATTGAGGCGCAACGTGCTCTCGGTTTAGGGAAAGAATCCGGCGAGGTTTGGGATCTGATGAGTAAGCGTCAGCAGGCCCTAACCGACATCGGACAAAGGTTCCCGACTGAGCGGTATATCGAAAATCCACGCTTTGGTGGCCTGATGACTCCGGATCAAGGTCCGGGGCCGCGGGCATCCTTTGTAAGCCAACCTGGGGGTCTACAGCCCCTCCCACCGCGGGCGCCGATACCGGTCACTCCCCCATCGAAAGGAGCCCTGGAGCGGGTTACCAGCCTTTTTGAAAGCATGATTGAACCAGGATCGCCCACAAGAACCCTAGGTAGGGCAGCAATTCGATATGCAGCCCCGCCGCTTGCCCTGTATCAGACCGGCACCGAGCTGGGATCGCTTGTGTCTGAAAGCGAGAGGGAGAAGCCGGATTACGCCAAGATGGCGCTTTCCGGGATCGGAGCCTTGGGAGCGCTTGGTTCGATGTTCCCGGCCACTGCCCCCATTGGAATCCCGCTAGCGATCGGTGCCCCGGCTATTCAATATTTGCGGGAAAGAAAGCCAGAGCCGCCACCTTCTGGCTTACCTGAATTCACCGCACCCTAGTGTCTCCTCGGAAGGTGTGCGGATTCCTTCCCGCCCCTTCTGTTTTGCCCAGGTCCGCCTGGGCTTTTTTTAGGTAATGCGGTGAAACTTCTCAACAGTCCGGACTAGGGTCTTTACGCGGTCAAGTAAGGCATCCCCGTTCTCAGTAAGATTGATCCCAAGCATGAAGTCCAAGACCTCATCTTCAGTCATGGGTTTGCGTTGAGCTAAAGCGAAGGCTGCGACCTTCTGCCCGAACTCTAGGACATCCACATCGTTCGCGTAAAAGCCGGCCGGATCTTTGAAATTGCAGTGAAAGAAGACCTGCTTTATGTCCTCAGGATTTAGCATTTTCTCTTGCCTCTAACATTGCATCTGCCCATTCGTAAGAGGCATTGGCTACTACTTCAATCTTTATGTCTTTTTTGCCAATTGCTACTTGAATTTCCGTCATGGACATTAAACTTTGCATCGCCTTAGCCGCAAAGTAATCACGCAGGGTCATGCCACCTTTAGTCGCATTGCCCCATTCATTCGTAGAGCCATCCGGAAACGCTGGTCCACCTGTTTTATTCATTTTTTGAATTCTCCTTTTTCCATAGCTCCCAGTTGATGATGGACTGGCGGGCGATACTTTTCTGAGGCAAGGCAATGTAAGGATTCATGATCCCGTTTAGGAACTCCTCGATCACATCGTTTTTGCTCAGAAACATCTCGTGCTGCTTGGCCTCCTCTTCGGAGGCGAAGACCTTCCCGTCCTTGGTTTGATATGCCTGTATTGGTTTCATCTGTAGTTGTTTTTCAGTTGCCAAAACTCTAAAAGCCTACGGAACATCTCCCAGCCTAAATCGATCTCAGGCTGCTCCCATTCCTTAATCACGACCAGTCCGGGAACATTACGGGAGACAAATACGTTTGCACACCGAGCCTTTGGCATCTTTAGACCCACCCGGTAGGCCGCGAGCTGCATCAGGTGTTCGTCATACCCTTCAACCTTCTCGGGGTCTGTGAACTCCTTGGTTTTGATATCCAAAACGATACCCACCTCAGGATCAGTCTCGCTTCTTGTGTGCATATCGCACTTCCCACCGAAGCCTGACTCATGGGCGAAAGCTTCTTCGCAGGCCCATAGGTGCTCTCCAAATTTAGCGCGGATAGTCTCATCACACCCCGACACATACTCGGCGTACGACTCAATCTTGCGCTTCTCGTAATGCTGCTGGATGGCCGCATGGATTTGAGTACCCACGTCTGCCGCGGCTCGACCCTGCTCTTTTGAATCGTGAACGATCCGATCAAGGTAATCTTCTTCGGATTCTTCGTCCCGCTTCGGCAGGGTCAGGGCGGCAAACAACACCTGCTGCATCTTCCACTTCTCGAGCCCCGGCTTGGCTGCAATATTCAGGATCGTGGTCACCGAGGGGACCAGGTTGTGAGCCCGGGCGTCTCTCAGTGTGGTGTTACGTTCCTTACCGTTTTTTCCAACGACGGTGTACATCGGGTCACCCTCGCGGGTGTACCAGTGGCCAGCTTCAGATGTGTACGAAGATACTTTCATTTACTCCTCTTTCTCGGGAGGATTTAGGAGCGCAAAGTGTTTCCCGAGGTTATGTTGATTGATGTATGCCCCAAAATCTACGGGAGACTTTGCCAGCAAACCATTCATAAACATCACCATTAAACGTGCAACTTCGTTACCAGTGATGTCGTCCGTGGGCTTGAAAACGATCGCTTGGTCGTTCATCTGAATACGGATTTCGCCAATCGGGTTTACTTCGCCTGCTGTTTTTGCTTCTTCGGTCATACGCGCTGCTCCTTAAATTTATAGTCGTGAAAAATAATACCCTTCAGTGGATCGCCAACCTTACAGTCTTTGACCCATACTTTCTTGCCAGATTTTTTCATATATCTCCAATGGCCCCGTCGGTCATGAAGCCTTGGACTTGCATGTGTTCCTCCTAAATGTTCACGTTTTGGTTTTGATGGTTCTATGGTCACGGTTTTCCAATCAAACAATGGAACCTTGCCATGACGAAGGCGTTTTATATGATTGGCCCTTTTTGTCGGAGCATAATAATTAGTGCCTTTGTTTAAAGAATCTAAGAAAGCAGCAATCAGTGCCACCGTGGTGCGGTTGGTATCTCGATCCTGTTCACTCACCTCGTCACTCGGAAGCTCGTTAATTTTATTTCCTTCGATCTCAAAGTACGTCACCATAATTTGGCCGTCTTCAATCTTGTAATAAAAATTTATAAGCCTCACTGTTCCATTGGTCTCGGGATTTTTTACCCAAGCATGACAAACAGTACCGTCAACCTTGATTGGCGGGTTATTGCTTAACATCACCAACACTTTGCACACTGGCTCAACAATTGTTTTGCAGACAAATGCCGTGTATTTAAATGGCAAAGGAGTCTCTAAAACGTCAGCCGACAAATCGATGGTTTCCGGTACAACATCGCTTGCATCAAACCACATTAAATCTGCGGGATCGAGCGATCCGTCGTTGTCCCGGTAAATATCAGATATGAATTCCAAAATTAGCGGAGTCATATCACCACCATCCAAACCATATGCCGGTGCCGTGAACCCAAGCTATTGGAAAGAATAAAGCGCCTGCAATCAAAAAGCCCCAGGACGAGGCCTTGATGCAAACAACGATGTGGGTGATCCAAGAGGCGATCATCCAAAATACTGCCGATAGAGCCCAAAAAGAATTCATTGTTTTTCCTTTATTAAGTGGTATTGGGCATACTTTTTATTGTTTCGGTGAACCATCTTGGTGTTGATAATGTGCCCAAGATTGCGTAGATCCCGAATCCTCGCAGCCAATCGAAAACAACCATAGAGACCCAGGGCCTCCATAGCTGTAATTGGCTTGCGTTTTAAATGAGTCAAGATGTCGTTAGCGTGGCTCATGATTAGAAGGGAATGTCGTCGTCAAGTTTTGCAATCGCCGACATAGCTGACGGCCCCTCTGCTACACCCCGATTTTTGTCCTGCCACTCCGGAGACTCCATGATTCGCTTTTTGAGGTTGTCAGACAGCGAATTGAAAACTTCCTTGTCGTCCTCAAGAATCGTGTACATCTGAACAGGATTGACCGGCTCAGGCATCCCGGCTTTTTTGATGTTGGCCGGCACGGGCATAATCGCCGCGATGTTGGTGTAGGTCTTGCCTTTGGACTCTTTGTGGGTTACCGAAACCATCGCCCACGCACCAAGAACATTTTTGAGCTCAAAGCCCTTGAGTTCCTGAGCGGTAAAGTCTCGGCCACGCCAAGTCTGCAGATCCTTCCTAAGGGTGGATTTATCACTCAGGGTGAGCGTAAAGCTCTTGGTGATCGATAGAGGTCTGCCATCTCCGGTCTGTAGGGGATTTCCCTGATCATCATCTCCATGAACCTCAAACTGCATCGTGACTTTGGGTAGGTACTTAACCTCTCCCATAAAGTCAGACTTTTGGGTTCCTAAGTCTATGATTCGATAGCACCGAGCCAAATGCATTCCCGTCGGTACAGTCATGAAATTGCCTTCACTTTTCGCAACTAAGCTCATTTTTCTTTCCTTTCACGGATACCACATTCAAAATAAATCACGGACCAATCCTCTGCGGTTGCCACGCCAGCTTTAGCCCTTTCCAGAGCCTCCTCACAGCGTTGCTGCCGCTCAAGCATTGCCTGATGCCATAACTCACGGTCGTCCATCACGGTTCCTTTCACGTTAAGAACCCACAGAATAGCAAATGCAAGTGCAAGATACAAGAACCTCTTGACTTTGCTTAATTTGATGTATTATCCGCTTACATTTAGAGGAGCAAACAATGACCTTAAAGCAGTATTTCGCCCGCAAAAAGCGGGGGGCGAAGGCCGAAATGGCCGAACGGCTAGGCATTACAAGGACTTGGATGAGTCAGCTGATTAGTGGCCGGGTGATCTGCTCACCTGAACTTGCCGTAGAGGTTGAAAGGCTCACCGAAGGCATGGTTACCCGCAAATCGCTTCGACCGGACTTGTTCGGAGAGGTTAAATGATTTGGTACAAGTTTTTCCTCGCCGATTACATTAAGGATACGCACCATTTAGATGATGCGGAGGATCTTTGCTATCGCCGGTTGATTGATCTCTACTACCTGACTGAGAAACCGATCCCCTTGGATTTGGGGTCGGTAGCCCGAAAGGTTCGGCTTGACTTGGATATTGTTGAGGCAGTTCTGAATGAGTTTTTTGACCGTACCGAAGATGGGTATAGCCATAGCCGTTGCGAGCGAGAAATAAAGAAATATCAGCATCAGGCTAGTATTAACCGCAAGCTCGCCAAGCGAAGCGTAGCAAGCCGCTCAAACCAATCGTTGAACCAATCGGCAACCAATGGTTCACCTAATCAGATATCAGATATCAGAGAAAAAAATAAAAACACTTCGTCGGCAGAGCCGACCCGGTTCGGAGAGTTTTGGTCGCTATGGCCGGCAAGTAAGCGCAAGGTCGGAAAAGCCGTCTGCGAGAAGAAGTGGGCCGCCCGGGACCTTGATTCCTTGGCTGACCAAATCCTTTCCCATGTCCGGACAATGAAGGAAACGGACCAATGGAAGGAGGGGTTTGAACCCGCTCCCGTGACCTACCTGAACCAGTCGAGATGGCAGGATGATTTACCCCAAGTCGTGATCCGGAGGGGAAAGTGATCGGCCATATGCCTCTAATTCGCATTAGATTGGCCCGTAAGCGGCCCAAAGCGGTTTGGGTATACCTAGGTAGCGACCCCCTAGATCAGGCGGCCTTGTGGGACAAATCTGAGGATTCGTTAGGACACGCTCACATTGTCATTGAAGACACCGACAAGATCCCTTTCTTGGATCTCCGGTTTGCCGCCGGGATGCAGGTCCACATTGATGGGAAGGATTACAACCGTTTGCTTCAGGCCCATCTAGCTTTCCTGAAGGCCGGAGCATCAGAGGTCTTCACCCTAGCTAACAACGAGCTGATCTATGACCGCGGGGAAGACTATGCACCTCATTGACGATTCGATCGATTTTTCTGCCTACCTGAAAAACACCGAGGCCGACTACAAGGTCCGGGAGGCCGCAATCTACCTTGATGAGGTGGTGGAGGATGTCTCAAACCCCCATCAGGAGTCACCGATCCACCTACCGTGGAATAAAACCCGGGGGGAGTTTGCCTTCAGGCCCGGGGAGGTGACCCTCTACGCAGGGTCTAACGGGGGTGGTAAGTCTTTAGTTACCGGGCAGATCGCGTTGAGCCTGATCCAACAACAGCAGAAAGTGTGCATTGCATCATTTGAGATGAAGCCCAAGAAGTCTGTGGAGCGGATGCTCAGGCAGTTTTCAGGCGAGAACTGGCACAAGCCGCACTTTCAGGATCGGGCCGGCCATGTCAAGGGTTTAGTGTCCAGGCTTAAAACCTTCTCATTCCAAAAGCTTTGGTTTTACGACCAACAGGGCACGACCTCAGCTCAGCAGGTAATCGCGGTTACTAGGTATTGCGCCGTTAAATTAAAAATCAATCACATCTTTATCGACTCCCTGATGAAGTGCGTTCAGGGGGAGGACGATTACAACGGGCAGAAATATTTCATTGATGAGCTCTGCTCAATCGCCCGGGATCATCAGGTCCACATCCACTTGGTCCACCACATCAGGAAACTCTCAAACGAAGAGGCAACCCCGAATAAACACGATGTCAAAGGCACCGGAGCGATTGCGGATCAGGTCGATAACGTCTTCATGGTTTGGAGAAACAAGAAAAAGGAGCACTTAGCCGCAGCCGGTAACTCAATCGACCCTATGGAAAAAGACGCCATGCTGATGTTAGAAAAGCAGCGTAATGGGGAAGTTGAGGATTGGTACCAGCTTTGGTTTCACCGAGACTCCCAACAGTTTGTTGAGACTTGGGATGGTTTACCGATTGTGTTTGACAATGGGCAATTCTAAAAATGAAAAGTGGCAAGAAGGTAAAGGCGAAGATGAGTCCCGACACCGGCACCTCGTCCGGTGGGTTATTAGGAAAC